CCCCAACTACAAGGCCCCTAACCTTGAGGGCCTCTACTGAGGAACAACTATGCCACGTGACTACAAAAAAGAATACGCCAACTACCAAGGCAAGCCAGAGCAGATTGCCAACCGTGCGAAGCGCAACGCTGCACGTGCCACGCTTGAGAAAAAGGGTGTGGTGTCAAAGGGTGACGGCAAGGACGTTGACCACAAGACGCCCATCGTCAAAGGCGGCGGTAATGGGACAAGCAACCTGCGTGCAGTGCCTAAATCCCAGAACCGCTCCTTCGCCCGCACGCGTAGTGCAGGCATGAAGTAATTACTTCTTGGCCTTGTGACGGCCGGGCTCGAACTTGGCTTCCATCTTGGCGTATGCCTTCTTGGTGGGGGCCATTTTCTTTTCAGCGGCTTCGTTCTTCTTCGTGTCGGGTTTGCCGAACGGGTTTGACTTGGCCTTGTTTGTTGCGGTGCGTTGACCGCGCATTGGCATAGCTTTCATGTTGTTCACCATTTAACTTTGTCGGCCCAATAGGCGGCTGACATTTTGCCTTTGGCGATGTTGCCCGCATGGCGGGCTTTAAACGCCTCGTTACGTGCAGACCCGTCAGGGCTGCCCTTAACTCCTTGCTGACCAAAGCGGATGGTCTTCACCTGCTCGCCCACTTTGGCCACTACGACGTGGCTCTTTGTGGGGTGGCTAGGTGTCGCCTTCGGCTTGTTGTAGCCAGACACGCCCGTGCGTGCCAGTCGTGTGTCTTTTGTTGCCATGGTTATTCCTCCTCACCACGTTTTTTGAGAACCTCTTTTTCCATGCGCACACGCAGGTCTTCGAGTGTTGCGTCCAGCTCATCATAGTCTGGGTAGCCTTTGCGGAACTCATCGCGCTGGGCTTTAGCCATTGCCGACTTGAAGTCCTTCTCGATGCGCTTGACCGCCAAGTCCTGCATGGCTTCAGATTCATCGACGTTGTAGTCGTACAGCTTCAGGCCGAACGCGCGGGCAAACACCATGGGGGAAGGCTCGACACCAGTGATGCCCGTCTTGCCCTCAAAGAAGTCCGTAGCCCTGCCGACCTGCTTGCTGCTGATACCGGGCGGAGACACGATGTCATACGCGGCTTTTGTCGTGTTCCACAGCTTTTGCCACTCGGTGTCAGTTGGCTGATGAATGGACTTGCCTGTGTAAGTATCAACGCCGAGGATGAGACTTGCAACAGTAGACACGAGTGGGCCGCTAGGTGTGACCATGCCCGGAATCCACGACTGGCCAGCAAAACCGTTAGGCAAGCCTTTAGTCATTGACGCCGCAGGGAAGTAGTCGCCGAGTTTGTAGTACACAGGGTTGTCGTCGTCGCCCATGAAAGGGATGCGAATGTGCATGTATGGGCCGACAGCGCCAAAGAACATACGCTCACGGATTGAGTCAGGCCCTGACTTGCGGGCTTCCTCGTCGTCTCCACCAGCTGCACTAGCCATGCCAGCTTCTAGCAGGTAGTAGGCCATGAGCACGTTGGCGATCTTCCAAGGTTGTGTCAGTGCGATGCGGCCGATCATTGGCCCCATGGCGTAGCCCCAAGAGATGAACGGCATGATCGTCTGGCGCATGGTCTTGACGGCCTTAGAGTCGATGTCGTAGTCGCCAAACGCCTTCAGCGCGAACTTACCCGCAGTGCGGAACATATCTTCGGTAGGTGCCTTGACACCAGCTTTGAGCTGTTCTTGGCCGACGGCCTTCATAAACGCGGCCAAGCGGAACGCGTTGTCCTCGAACGCGTACATGTGCGATGCAATCTCGTCAGCTTTGCCGACTTTGTTTTGCAGGTACTCAGCCTTCGACTTCTCGACACCCATCCAGCCAGTAACGCGGACTAGCAAGGAGTCATCATTGCCGTTCAGCAGGTTCTTCTCGTGGGCTTTGTAGAGGGCTTCTTTAACCTCAGCGCTAGAGAAGTCGCCGAGCATGGCACCGGAGTTGATGAACCGCTCAACCATCAGGCGTTCTTGCTTTGTTAGCAGCTGGGGCTTAACTTCGTACTTGAACAGCAGCTTGGTGGCGTCGCGCATCGTCTTGAACGAGATGTCGTGCATCATCGCCATGGTGATGTTGGACGCAGCGTTGGTGAAGTGCGTGCCGGGGTTAAGCGTGGTCTTCGACTTCTTGAACCAACGCATGACGTTGTTGTACGCACGGTTGTCAACGACTGGCTGGCGAGAGTACATGTCCACCATGGAGTTCCATACTGGGCCGGGCAAAATCTTGCCAGCTAGCGCACCGTACACGCCCTCATTGGCGGGCAGCTGCACCCATGTGCCAGACATGCGGTACAAGTCTTTCGTCTTCTCAGAGCGTGACATTTCTTCTGAAATCTTCAGCACGCGGTCGTCACCCTTTTCATCGAGTTTGGTTCCGAATGTCTTGTTGATTTCAGCAATGTCATCAAACGCCACCTTGGCGTGTGGGCTACCTTCGCCACCCATCTTGGCCATGGCAGCGATGAAGTTCTTGCTGGCATAGTTGTTGGCCAGCGCAGCCATGGTGTTACGCAGCGCGTTTGCCAGATCGTCAGCCTTTTCATCGGTAGCGATTTCACGTGCGGTGGTGTTCGTTGTAAATTTGAATTTACCGTTCTCAACGTCACCGGACTCAAGGAGCCACTTGCGTGACGTGTCCACTTTGTGGCCCATGGGATGCTGCTCGTTGAGCTCTTTGAACCGTGCAACAGACATAAAGCCAGCAGACTCGACGCCTTTGATGCCACTGGTCTTGAACACGCGGTAGAAGTCACCGGAAGCAACTGGGTCGCCGCTGGCGCTTTTAACCATCCACTCTGGCTCAATATTAGCCTCGTACTCAGACTTCTTACCCAAGATTTTGTTGATCGCACCAAGGCCGAACTGGTTGCGGGCAATCTCTTCTGAGCGCGATGGGAACAACAAGTTCTCCGAGAACTTGCGGGTCGTAAAGAAGCGTTGCTCAACAGGGGACAACTGAGTCACGTACAGGTCAAACCAACGCTTCATGTTGTCAGCCAAGCCTTTGAGCTTGCCGCCGTCGTCTACGTTGTCGAGAGCTTTCTTGTTGCCATCGAGGTAGTCGAACACAGCAATAACTTCAGGGCCAGACTTACCAGTGATGTAGTTAGCGATACGCTCTGCGATTTGGTAGCCGACGTTCTTGTCGAACTTGTAGTTGTCCTGAATGTTGGACACGTCGCTGTTCACGTTATAGCGTGAGTTCAGCAAGCCTGCAACAATCTCTGCACTAGGGTACTTCTTAGCCACGTCGCGGCCCCAACCAGCTAACTTGCTGGCCAGCTTCTCAGCGTTCTCTTGACTCCAGCCCACAGCTTCAAATAGGCGCTGCGTGCTCAACACGTTAATCAGGTTTTTTTCTTCCCAGACCGTGTAGTCAGCCTCGTTTTTGCCGAGGGCAGCAGCGATCTTGGCGTTGCTGATTGGTTTGTTTGTCTGCACGGCTGCCTCAAGGATTTGGCTAGTCGTAGCCTCGTACTTGGTGTTAGCGGCGCTTTCAAGCAAGCGGAAGCTGCCCATAATCACGTCGCTGGCAGCAGTGTTGTTTTTCAGGCCAAGCATGCGGCGCACGGTGGCGAGAATCATGTTCCACACGTCTTTGGCAGACTGCACGAACGACGCTGGTGCGCCCTTTGATGGCATTGCCTCCAGTGCCTTACGGAACTCAACAAGCGTGTTGCCGTAAGAAATCAGTTCGAGCACAGCATCCAGTTCCCGCTTACCTTTGACGAGCCCAGCCAGAACGGCCTGCACTTCAGCAGCTTTAGGGCTCAACTTGCCGGTGTCAAAGGCAACTACCTGCTTCACGGATGCGAGCAGTTGGCGAACCATAGGGTCGTTGGGCTTGCTGTGGACATACCACTGCAACGCGGCGTGCAACGCTTCGTGCAAAGCGACTTCAGGCGAAGCCGTTGGCGACATGGTGATGGTGTTTGTCTTGGGGTCGTACTGCGTCTTACCCTCGGCAAAGACTACGCTAGGTGGATTGCTGGTGTTCTTGAACACTTCAGACACGCCCTTGGCGATCATGCGCTCAAACGGTGTGCCTTTGCTGCGGATGTAGTTCAGTACGCCCTGAAAACCCTTTTGCACGGGTGAGTTTGGGCCAAGTGACGCACCGTATTCCGCAGCACGCACTAGAGGCTGCTCAAAGCCTTTCGCCTGCTCTTCCTTCATTGTGCGAACATCACCGCCGCGCACGTCAAGTAGGTCTGCATCGTTGCGGAAGATTCCACGCTTGGCAGCCGCCCAGCCTTGTGACAGGCTAAGGTCTAGCTTTTCTAGCGCTTTCATCTCATCAGCCAAGGCAGTTAGTTGGTCGCCGTCTTCTGTGGCTTCCATCTTAGCGTCGATAGCGGCCTTGCGGGCAGCTAGCTTGTCTTTGACTAGGCGGACCATAACCTCGACGTTTTTGGCGTTGTTGCCAGACGCTTCGCCAAGAGTACCTAAAGCAGCCTGTGCTTCTGACCACAGCTGGCGCACTTTTGCGACATTTACATCAGAACGGGCAGCGGCTTGCGCCTCTTCGCCTTTTTGCGTGAACTTGCGTGTTTCTTTAAGGACTGCACGGGACTCCGATGGCACCATATTGCCAGCCGCGTTCAAGTACGCGAGGTACTTAGCACCAAAGTCACGCGCAGCTTGGGCAAGTTTGCCACCGGGGGTGTTGGCGTCCTTATCTAGTTTGCCGCTCAGGAACGCTCCGCTGGCTTTGGCCAATGTGGGGGCGTCGTACGATGCACGGCCACCTACGCTGATTTTGCCGCCTTTGACAGACGCGTTGAGCTGTGAGCCAGAGTCACCAGCGAGCGGGCGCAGGCCAAGCTCGTCAATCGCGTTTTGTGCCGCTACTGCGTCAGCTTCTTCACTCTCGGCTAGTTGAGCGGTGGTGACAGCGGGGGCTGCTGGTTTTTGTCCTTGCGTTTTTGCTTGCTTGGCTTGAGGGGTTTTAGGGCCACGTTTAGGAGCTTTCAAAGAAGCGCCCACTACCGCTGGGGTAGTGGGCTGAACGGCGCTTACAGCACCGAGGGGAGGAGCGATAGGTTCAGCAAATGCTGGGCCAGCTGCCAGTGGGCCGCCTTCTTCCTGAGCGAGCACTTGCTGGCTGTTAAGGATAGGGGTCTGGAACATGCCAGTGCGAATCTCAGACAGTTTGGGACGTGCAGCTGGTTGCTCTTGGCGAGGCATCTCACGGCCAAGCGCTGGTGATGTCAGGTCAACAGGGACAGACGGCGCGGTGTAGAACACGCCCGGGGCGCTTTGAATGATTCCAGTGGCAGCAGGTGCGCGTGTTTCTACTTGCTCCATTTGACCGCCAGCAGGCAGCAGACCGCGTTGGCCGCTGGTGTAGTTTTCAGCCTTAGTAGCTGCACCGCCGATTAGGTCAATCTCTTGCAGTTGGTCTTCGCGCGGTTTCACACCGAGAATGGTGTCAATGTGCGATTGCAGGTCAATCGGGTCAGCTTCTGTGATGATGCCCTTGGTCAAGTCACCGTATTTCTTGGTGGCTTCGTCTTCGAGTTCTTTGTGCTTCGCAAGGCGCATGTCCTCGAAGTCGAGCTGCGCGTCGAACCACTTGTCAACATCTTGGTCAGCAACGCCTTGGCGCTTGGCTTCGGCCATGACAGCGTCCATAGCTTGCGCACGGACTTCCGTAGGGGTGTTCTCGCCGTACAGAGCTTGCTTGAGCTGCGCAGCGTTGCGCGAGCGGGACATGTGGCCACCCAACGACAGGGGGCCAAGGATTGCGGACAACCCAGCCCCGCCTAAAGCTGATTGCTTGGCGATTGCGAGTGGGTCTTCGGCGTTTGCACCGTAGGCTTGCTCCACTGCGTAGGTACCCAAATCTTGAGCCACCTCAGTGCCAGTCTGGACACCCATGTTGATCGCAGTAGCTTTTAGCAGCGGCTTGGCGATGGCCGTATCAGTCATACCAGCAGCAATATCACCAGTAGCACGACCAGCGCCGCCACCGAGCAGGGGTGATAAGCCCTTGAGCACACGCCCACCAGCTACTGTGGCAATACCTTCGAGCGGGCCCTGAACTAGACCAACACGACGAGCCGCTGCGAGTGCGTCTTCCTCTGACACGCCCTGTGAGCGTAGTTTATCGAGTGTCTCTTGCGCAGACGATGTTCCGAAAAGAGTGGCAGCGCCTACACCAGCAGCAACTTCACCAACACCGGGGACGAACGCTAAAGGGGCGATAGCAGCCACTGGGGCTAGGCCACGTGCGCCAGTTACTAGGGCTTGGCCAACTAAGCCGCGACCACGCATGTCTGGGTTGTAGTCTGCTGCACGGGCTTCGGCGTTCTGCGCCATCTCACGGCCGTACTCAGGTGCAAGCCCTGTGTACTCAAGACCTTGGCCAACCATCTTGGGCAAGTCAGAAACTGCACCGCCGACAACTTGACGACCCATTTCAGCCAGCGTACCACGTGGCTTAACGCCGAAGAAATTAGCCGCTTGTTCAAACGGCATGCCAGTGTCTTGGCTGTATTTGTTTACCAGCTCATCGTCTGGCAAACTACGAAATTCTTCAGGTGCGGAGGCCCGCAGCTGGGCGATGGTGTAAATAGGCACAGTGGCTCCTTATCGTGCAAAACGATTGTACGTCACCGCCCGCTACAGCGGGCAGGTATTAGCCACCATACTTGCTACGGAAGTCAGCGGCGATCTGTGCGCGACGGCGTGCGGCCAGCTCATCAGCCTGCTGGGCAGCGAGTGCCTCTTGCTCTTGGCGAGCAGCACGGTCTTGCAGACCCTTTTCGCGAGCGGCGCGTGCTTTCTCTTGGTACGAGTTGTAGTCTACGCGAGCGTTGAGTTCTTTCTCGGTAGGCTTGGTCTCGGTAGGCTTGGTCTCGGTAGGCTTGGTCTCGGTAGGCTTAGAAGGCTTGACCTCAGCAGCTGGTGTGGTCTTGACACCTTCTGGCTTGGCAGTGGGCTTGTTGCCACCACCCCAGCCGGGAGCACCCTCGCCACCACCATGCTTAGAAGGGTTTAAGCCACGACCAATCATGAGAGAGTTCATAGCAGCTGTGTCACCCTTGCGTTCGGCGGCTTGCCACGCAGTAGTTTTTGTGAGCTCAGTGAACTGCTTATTTTCGGCGGCCGTAGCCGCAGTTTCTGGCTTGCTACCCCACGCAGCCGCTTGTGCAGCGTACAAGCCCTTCTTGTATGGCACAAGGCTAGCTTCACCTTCACTGGCCGCAATAGTAGCTTGTTTAGCGCGGACACCAAGCGCCCACTCGGCGACGTTACCGGGGTCTTCCGCTTGCTTGCGCAAGTACGCGGTCGCCAGATCAGCGCTTTGGAACGACTCAGTGCGCAACACTTTCGTAGGTTCAGCGTCGCTCACCAGATTCAGAATGACTTGACCGTTTGCACCTACTGCTTTGACAAAGTGAGTGCCATCGGCAAAGTTTTTGTCATCTTTGTGCAGGGTCAGCAAGCCATCGAGGTCTTTGCCTTTTACAGCCTTCTTGACATAGGTGTCCAGAACTTCGAGTTCGGCCTTGTCGATGCCAGAGATTTGCGAGGCCACAGTGAACTGTTGGCCACGGTTGAGCTGGTGCTTGGCTGCCAACGACTTAACTGCCGTCATGTCGCTTGGGTTTTCAAGGGCGCTGTAGTCCTTCTCGAACGCTTGCATGCGCACGGCGTCTTCGTCTTCACGCATCGCCTTGTTGAGCTGCAAACCTGTGAGCTGCTGCTGCTGGGCACGAGCTGTTAGTTCTTCAGCTTTGTCGATCTGGCCATACGAGCGATACACGTCAGACAGACCTTGAGTACGCAAAGGAGCTGCGGCTGTCTGCGCTTCCTTCATAGTGTCAAAGTTCTTGCCGCCGTCGTAGCCACCGCTAGCCACAGAGTAGTCGGGGCCAGACAGGCCAACACGACGACTCAGTTCAGCCATGGCTGGGGTGTACTGCTCATGCACCTGTTGGATTTGCTCAGGCGTAGCACCTTCGCCTAGACCTTGCAGCGCTTGGTCACGTGCGCCGATAACTTGTTGTAAGTTTTCGTTCAGGCCAGAGCCATAGGCACCTTCGGTGACTTTGTACTTCTTAGCTTCCTCAGCCAAGTCCTGTTGCATCATGCCTTGTCGGATGACGTTGCCGAGGTTGATACCTGCGTTTAAACCTTCTGCCCAGCCCATAATCAGCTCCTTAATTCAAAGTCCAAGTCCGCCAAATGCGTTTGCAGGGCGGCCTTAATTTCTTCCAAACTCGCACGGTATTCGCCCAGCCGTTCTGGGTGCAGCGCCTTGAAATATGCGCTCTTGCCGTCTTCCCACCACGCGGTACACCCGAAACACTCGGGGGCGCTGATGCCTTTGTAGAAATCATACAGCGGGTTATATGGTGCGTCTACGGATGCGAGGAAATCAAACACGTCTTGGTGCGACCAATCCTTGATCGGCAAACTCACGTGGTATGGCCCAGTATCACCTTCGGCGGGCACCGTGCCCGTATCGCACTTCTTTGTGCCACGAATCACGAGGTCAACGCCGTCGTAGATCATCTGCTCATGCAATGGGCGCATCAGGTTCTCAGCGCAGCAGTCAAAGCGGTTGGTGAGTCGTGGGCCGTCGAGGCCGTAGTAGCTGCCGATGTAGTGTGAGTTTGCTGGCACGAGGTCAGAGGGCGAACCATGCTTGGCACGCCACGCTTTCACGTCAGTCGTAATCTCGATGAAGTTTGGCACAGTGGAGCGTACACGCTGCACTAGGTCTACGGTCTCAGGGCAGCCGTCACCAGTGTTCAGCCAATACACAGAGATGTATTTGGCGATGAACGGCTTGAGCAGGTACAGGCAGGCGAGGGAGTCCTTGCCACCAGAGAACTGCAACGCTGTCCTGCGACCCTTGAACGCGTGAGCGCGGGTGGACTTGCCGAACACCATGACACCATGGGAGAGCTTCTCCAGCAAAGGCATTACGCCCTGCACAGTTTCGCCCGGTGCGAGATGCTCGTCGTCCAGCGTGGCAACGACATCGAAGCCAATGGTCTCGGCGATGAGCCTAGCGTGCGACTTGCTGTAGCCTGTGTAATGCAGGGTTGACTTCAGCTCGGTAGCAACTGCTGCGGTGTCAGTGAAGATGTCGTGCAAGCACAACTTGCCGCCGGTCTTGAGCAGGCGGTGAGCCTCTTCGAGAACGTCAACAGCATCGCCATGGCCGAGGGCGTAAGCGAGCACAACACACGCGTACTCGTCAGGTGCCAAGCCAGTATCACTCATATCCGCAAGCACTTGAACAGTGTTGACAGGGGAGTGGCCGAGCTGCCAAGCGTGGATGTTGACCAGCGTGAATTGCAGGTCTGGGCGAATACTCAAAGCGATGCGTGCAAACTCACCAGTGCCAGAGCCCAAGTCAACGACCTTGGCCCCGTAGGGCAGGTCTAGCGCGGTGAGCATAGCTTCCACGTGACCTTGCTCGGTATCAGCTAACCGCCAAAAGTTCAGGAGTTTGACTCCCTCTTTGTTCAGCGTGGAAGTTGATTCGGTGATTGCATCCGTCATACCGCGACAGCGCCTGCGCCGAGGATAGCGCCGTACATCTGGCCTTCGGCGTTCATTGCAGCGTTGTTCTGGCTGACTTGCGCGTTGAGCATTGTGCCTGTGCCTTGGATGCCCATCTGAGCGCCGCTCATCATGGTGCCTACGCCTTGGCCATACTGCTGCGCAAACGCGTTGCCCGGTGCCATGGCAGAGTTCAAGCCGGAAGTGCCAGCGCCGGTAGCGCCTTGGTATGCAGCAGTAGAAGCGCCAGCAAGGTTGCGGCCGAGGCCAGTAACGTCCATGCGGCGAGCCCAGCCCATTTGTTCAGCCTGAGTGCGTGCGCCTGTCATTGCCTGTGCGCGTTGTGCAGACAGGCCGAGAGCGTTTTGATTCTGCATGGCTAGGCCAGCGCCAGAGTTCATGTTGATACCACGAGCGGCTGCCGCGCGGGACGCCATGGCTTGAGTTTGCCCAAACGCTTGCGCAGATGCAGCTGCCGCTTCACGGGCAAGCTGTTCACGGTATCCGACAGTGCTAAATTCTTGAGCGTCTCGCGCAAGACCCTGCTCAATAGGGCGAAAGGTGCCCTTCTGGTAGTTGTAATAATCTTGCGCCTGCTGCATCTGCTGCTGCTGTGCTGATAGCTGCTGCTCATAGACACGCTGTGCAATAGGCTTCATCTCACGGTACTGCTGCTGTGCAATATCCATCTGGCGGTTGCCCAGACGTTCAGACACCTCGGCGGCGTACTGGTTAGCAGCGGCCATAGCCGTATAGTCTGGTGCTGGTGCTGATTTTCCACCCATGAATTACTCCTTGCGCAGCCAGCGACACTTGTCGGGCCACATAACCAAAACGTGCATGTCAGCGCCGGGTGCGCCGTCTTTCATCACAAACTCTTCCTCGAAACCGAGGTGTTTGTCAAATGCCAGTATTTTAGGCTCATTCGAGGGAACCATGCCAGTTAATCTTTTCAACTTGCAGAAATCAAATGCGTACTTGCAACCATGCTCGATGAGCAAGGGAGTGGCCCGGCTGAACCTAGATACGGCAATGTGGCACGTAGCGTTCGCCCCGTTGAAGTTGTTGAACACCACCCCAGCGATGATTTCGCCGTCACGGACGATGCCGAGGGCGTAGAAGCTGCCCCACTCACAGGTTTGGCCGACCTGCTGGGCGACCCATGCGCCTATGGCTTCCTTCTGGTCGAAAACGAGTGTGTCCATGGCGTGATTATGGCTGGTATTTGCTTGTGTCGATTACCATCACAGAGCTATTAGACGCAATATTTAGCGTGTTTGGTAGGGGTGTGCCGTTGTATGTCGTAGCACCAAAAACCTGTGCGCCGACTTTGCAAATCTTATATTGTGACGTACCCGGAACTGGCCGAGCTGCTACCGACACCCCCATCGACGAACCATACCCAGAACCTTGGCTGTAAATCTTAATGTACCCAGACCCAGTAGTTAAGCTAGAGTTCCAGTTCATTAAACAACGCCCAACGACTGGAGAGTACGTTGCGAAATTTGTGGGCGTCTGCCCAAATAAGTAGTCGCCCGTTATCCAATCGCCAGTTAACGGGTCATACGCGTTACTGTTGTTGTACGCTGAAATAATGCCTAGCGCGGATAGCTCTAAAAGCCTGCGGTTAGTCGTAAAAGTAAGCGCACCACTCTCATCATAAGCGTGCATACCAAACGAAGCGCCTACAGAATCAGAGCTACGAATCTTCCTAAAATAGTACATGTGAAACGTGTTGTCTGGGATATACGATGCTGTGTTGTCAGCCTTGATCTGCAAGGCCGCCCGAACAAAAATCTTAGACAAGTTTGAGCTTACGTACAGCGTAGCCGCAGTAGAGGGGGCAGACGCACGTGGGGGCGTAAAGTTTACAGTCCAGCGGTACGCACTAATATAGGTTATAGATTGAACAGTGTATACGTCTCCAAGGCCTTGGTAAGTAATAGCCTCTTGTCCGATTGTGTTGTACCCAACGACCTGCAAGTTTGCGGTAGGGCCGAACTGAAACTGATCGCCGACACAAAGCTGCGGAATCATGCGGTTGCGTTTGGACATTGTCACAGTACCAGCGTTCGCCAGTAGCGGGTTGCTAGCGTTACCCGGGTCGCCGCGCAACACTAAACCACCTATGAACTGGTCTCCCTGCCCGACGCTGCCTATACCCCATTGCACGCCTACAGTCATAGAAGAAGTCCCGCCTCCAGCATTAGCGACAAACGTACTGCCAACATACCAAGCGTTAACAGCGCCTGATTTAATCGACTTGTAAATGTGAGTAACGGCAGTTGGGATTGGGCCAGTTGTGAATGGGAGGATAGCGGCAGTTGAAGCTGCGTCGTCAGTATTGTCGATACTGGTGTCGTCTATGCGGAAGTCAATAAACCCACCAGCGCCAGATTGGCCGTTAAGTGTGCCGAGATAACTACGGGTAGCCCCGACAGTAACTTTCTCTACCCCAGTATGTTTCGTGGAGCCGCCGAACACAAAACTACCAGTTGAAGCGCTCATAACTGGCTGCCCGTACGCGTCGGAAATATCTAAGCCAAATGTCATTTAATCCCCAAAATTAGCACGTTGTAAGATTGGTACATGGTTATACCAGTGGCAGTAAAATCTCTGTTTATGTTCCACTGGCCGCTGTGGCTCCGCACTCGAAGGGTTGTGCCTGTCAAAGTTACTGTAGGGCTGCGGTAATTCGGCATAAACACAGTATCGTACCCACCAAACCACCAAAAGAACAGCGGATTACCCATGCAACCGCTACAGCCTGTATGGATTACAGCAAACGCAAATTGTGTATACCCAGCGCTCTCGGCAGAAAAGTCAATATCAACATAGTTATACACAGGGTTCTGGTAGTCATCAGTTATCTCGACAAGTTTTTGCTTTATCAGGACGCCAGCATGAAGCGCCTGCGTATCGGTATACGTAAGCGATTCCCCTTCTTTACCTCCCTGAACAGCTAGTCCAAAAGTCATTATGTTTACCTATGCTAAGTTACCGATCTTTACCCGAAGCACGCTGTTGCTATACACGCGAATGTTCTGTGTTGCCCCGTCAATAATGATGTAGTTGCCAGAGTTGTTTGGGTCTGTAAACTTGATATTGCCAGCGGTAATATCGCCCATATTAGCTTTGATAGCCGACAAAGAGTTAATTGTCGCAGTATCCATTTTCGCAAACGAGATGTCCGCTGTTTTGATCTTTGCGTTGGTGATAGAGCCATCAGCGATACGTGCAATGTTTAGCAACCCGCTCTGGATTACCGCAGTATCTATGTTCGTCACCTTGGCGTTAATCACCGTAGAAGACAAAACATCGGCCGAAACTGTTCCAGCAGTCAATTTATCCGCGCTGAGGCTTGCGATCTTCGCGTCGTCAATCGCAGCGTTAGCAATCTTTGCGTTGGTTATGACACCGTCGTAGATAAAGGCAGCCTTCATGTAGGTGCCAGCAGGTACAGTAACACCGCCGATTACTTGCGGCGCGTCAAGTTGAAAAAACGGTGCTTCGCTAGTCGAACCATACGCATCGGCCAACACATCCATCGTATACGCTAAATCTGCGCCTGTTGTAGCCGGAGTTCCTAGCGTAGCGTTGTACGGGCCGGTAGTAAATTGAGTATTTACAAAACGAACCCAGTAGTACCGCGTCTTATCGGGGCCAAGTGAATCTGTGTAAATCGCGCCGGGGGACTGCCCGATCAGAACGGCTGCGCCGATGTCGTCAGTGTCAGCGCCCCACACTTCAGCGTACGCGTGCGTTGGATACTCAGGCAAATCCCACGTTACTATCACATTCTGAATTGCCGCAGACGCAGCAACATTAGTAGGCGCAGGTGGTGGGCCTAGAGATATTGTCTCAGTTGTGGGGGACAGCTCACCACGCGAGTCAATGTTAGCGATACCAGCGTCAACCAGCTCTTTCGCCGTGATGAGGCGACCCGCGCCACCACCGTTTACGAGGTCACGCAAGCGGTCTACGAAGTTGCGTAGGTCTCGCGGGATGCTGGATGTGACGGTAGGTAGATTAGACATCGCTCAATTCCATCATGTTCTGTGCCATGGCGAAACCAAACACCTCGGCGCTGCCTTCAATTTGCACTTCCCAGTCACGACCAGATACCGCTGCAAGGCGGAACGGTGTGCGGTCGGCAGCAACGTGGGTGTACGCAAGAGTGTTGTCTACATAGAACTTCACGGTCACAGGGTATGCCTCAGCCTCAAGCTGCGCACAAGCCATGCTGAGTGGCTTGGGGAACGTGAACTTCTTGGAGCGCCACACGTAGGATTTTGCAGCCCCCTCAAACCATGGCTTGACGGCACGGGTTTCTCCAACTACGAACAACTTATCCACTTGAAGGTCGTTGAAGCCCGCAGTGGCGTAGATGGATGTCGTGATGAGCGCACCAGATGTAAGGTCGTAAACGAAGCTGCCCTGAGTTGTGCCGTTGTCGTAGAAGCCGATGTACTTCAGGTCATGCTGGTAGGCATGGATGGAGTCAGGCTTAAAGAACGACTGCCACTGGGCGCGAGTGAAATACTGCTCGGTGACAATCTTAGAGCCGTTTGATGACAACATCACCAGACCGTCTGGGCTGGCGTAGAAAACCGCACCGTTGGTGCTCACAATGCTGCGCTTTGACGCGCAAGACTGTTCGAGGTCAGACTTGACCACAGTCATGGAATCTGGGTGGCCACCTTGGATGAGGTATGGCGTGCCAGTTGTCAACACAGCGAGAGTTGTGTCCATGCGGCCAAGACCGACGACGGGGTAGTCCAATGCCTGCTGATATTGCGCAGGCCATGCGTGTGGGTGGTACGGGTCACAGAAATACACATCGCGGCCAGAGAAACCAGCCATCACGCCACCGGGCATGTTGATGAGACCGCGCAGGGTTGCGGGAGGCATGCTCCATGTCAAACTTGGAATTTCTTCACCGAGCTCCGTTGCAGACTTGCTGTCGATGTAAGTAGAGTCAGAAGACGCAATCTCAGCGACAAACAAAAACGTGCCTGTGGTCGAACGGTAAATACGGCGGTGCGTCGTGACATAGCCTGACGGCACGGCTGAAAAACCAGTCAATGTGACCCGCTGGTTAACAGCGACATCCACGCTGATAGGAGTTTCTGTGCATGGAGCAGACTCAAACTCGAAACCAGACTCTTTGCTTACGTTTGTGTATGTGTAAACCCGTGTCTCAGCGCTATCTGACCCTACGCCAGAATTTCGCTCCGTGTAGTCATTCACAGTCGGGTAATCACCTGCACGAATCCGTAGAGAGGCAAATGTACCTGCCAACTCTGTCTGGACTATAGCAATGCGAGACGACAGCCCGTAGTACGTTACGGACATGCCGAAGAACAACAAAGGAGTAAGCGCGGTTACGTCTGAACTAGCAGCGATGGGTAATTTACGCTCTTGCTCGCCGTTTACTGTAAAGGCGATGTAGTTGTCTGACAGCAGCGCCATATCCTGTGGAGTTATGACAACCATAGCCTGCATGGAGGTCTCATACCCGTTAACTAGCTGCGTGTTAGCTACAGCGGAACCAGCCATGCGCTTGTACTCGATGAAGTCCGAAGCGCCACCACCAGCCGACCCCGGTGTCAGGATAACGCAGTTGCCGTACGCTGTGGCGGTCACACCGGAGGAAGTCAGAGCAGCCGCGCAAGCTGCGGCGTTGGCGAACGAGCCAGACGCTGTGTAGGTCTTCTGCACGCCCGCGCTAGTTCGCACAGTGATTACGTTACCACTGCTGACTGAGCCTATTTCACTGTCTTCGATGACGACATAAGCTGAGGTATTTGCTTCGCCAGTGTCACTCTTGTCGAGACTGGAGTTATAGGTAAACGTACCGTCGGTATCTACCCTTGTGCCAGTTTGAGTACGAACTTTAAACGCAACGAGTTCATTAGCACCTGTACGGGTGACGATTATGTTGCCGCCGCTAGCTACCGCGTCGATGTCTGTCAGGGCTGTGAGCTGCGCCGCAATGGCCGAAGCCGTTAGTGTGGTTACGGTCACATCCTCCCACGTGGTTCCATCAAGGCTTACGCCAACCTTAAACCCAGACTCCAGAGCTCCTATGTCGGACGAAAGAATAGTGGCAGTGGCCGCAGTGTTAGTGACAGCCGTAGCGAGCGCATTGGTGGGGGCAGGGAGGCCAAGAGGGCGAGAAACCGATGGGTAGCCAGAGCCGGACAGCGCAAGGGCCGCGTAGGTCGCTTTAGGCTGCACGCCGTCTGTGTAGAACGTCCACTCAGAAGTGTCACCAGCAATCTGGCTACGAACCACGTCAACGTCGGTAGTCCAGTGGAACCAATATTCTGAATCCGATGGGGCCGACTGACCAAAGCGGTAGATGGTCTGTGGTGTACCCACCTTGGTGAGCGTAGCCGCAGTCGAGCCAACGTCAGGAAAAGGGAAGAGGCCCCCCGAGAAAACTGCGCAATCCAGCGCTACCTGTGCTTGTGTGTCAGCAAGATAACGTGGCGGAGTCTTTGGCGAGATGCCGCCAAAGTTCGAGATTTTAACGATTGCCATACGGGCTTCCTTTAAGCTACTGGCTTAATTGTAGAGCTTCAAGCCAGTGCTGTGCCAGTATCAATCACCGCCATGGCATGTGTTGTGTGCTTAACGCGGTCGTCGAGGCCGATGGTGCCACCGTTGATCTTCTTGGTCAGGGCAGTCCAGTTGGCAGCCTCAGCCAATTCGTTGCAACCGTGCGTGCTCCAGAACCAGCCAGCAGTCAGCGCAGCGTACTTCGGTGTGGACACCAGATCAGGGTTCATCACAAAGTCAACGCCGAGGGCCTTGCTTGCGTGAAAGTAGTTGCTATGCCCAGTTAATTGGATACATCCGCGTCCACGAAAACGGAATCCATCCCCAGACGCCTCGTCTCGGTTGCCCATACGACCGCCGTAAACCATGTTGGCGATGCGCTTCGGATTTTTCTCGTATGCGTTGGCAATCTCTTGCGTTGGGAAACGCTTGGGCCACAGCTTCATCAGCGTGGCCGCGCGGTAGTTAAGGTTCTCCTCCAAGATGCGGAAGTTGCCGCACTCATGGCCGCACTGGCCAATGAAGGCCGCCTGCTGGCGAGGTGTCAGGATGTTGAAACGGGTGAAGGTTTCGTTGAGCGCATCAACCCACTCAGGGCCGATGTGCATTGCTTTGAGTTGTTCAGCGTTGACCATTGGCGGCCTCCCTCACTTGTTCGTAGGCTGCGATGCAGGCGTTGAGTTGGTTGATGGCGCGGTCGCCGTCGGCTGCGATTTGAGCAATAAGTTCGAGAGTCGCTCGGTCAGATTCGCTTCCCTCTTGGTTCCCACTTCCGTTGGCAATGGGGGCACCACCAGCGGCTTGTACGCAACCTGCGGAGGGGAGGCGCACCCGGCCAGCACTGATAAGGCGATTAAGGTCAGACTGCTTTTTAGCGATGGCGTCATTGGCATCTTTCAGTTCGGTTGATGTGGCGCTGAGTTGTTCATTCAGCTTGTGTTCGGCCTTGCGAATCTCTTCGTTCTTCAGGGCTATCTCCGCCTGCATCTCTTGGTCTCGCTCCGCAAAACCTGCATGGTGGCCGTAGAAATATGCACTTATGCAGACAGCGAGGGCCCCCAGAATCATCCAAGGGTTCGGCATCATGCTGACTCCTGCTTGGCTGCTGCGCGTTCATGTGCAATCTCCTCTTTGGAGGGGTCGATGAAATCCGCAGGAGTCGTTGGAGGAGGTGGCGCACGCCACTCTTCGTCCAGAGCTGGATTGGTGAAACCGTTGAAGTTGAAGTCGAACATGCCCGATTTAGCCGCAGGCGCTTGGGCTACGCTAGGCGCTACGGCTTGGGGCTGTGGGGATGGAGGGGTCGGTGTGGGTTGTGAGGACGCCATCTTCTCAGCGACTGCCTGCACACCTTTGCGGCTCATCACGCCACCGATGCCACCCACGACGAGCAACACGATGTCATTGAGCATCTTGGCAAAGGCTTGGTCCATGGGTGCCATGGATTTGAGCGGCTGGGTCACGAAGGCCAAGCTGTAGAGCATGAACATGACGATGCCCGCCAGAATGAACGTGACAACGACTACGACGAAGCCCCAGATGCGGACTTCAAATTCTTCAGCGGTCAGAAGACGCGGCTGGTGTTGGTGCTTGTTGAACAATTTGCTTCTCCAAAACAGGGGCTACGAGGTAATCTGGACAATCCTGCGTGAACAGGCAGTCAGGGCGTTGACAGCGCTTTTGGTTCCAGTTTGCCGGGTCTTGGCAATGATACCTGTAGCGCTCTTCACATCCCATCAGGGTTGCGAGTAGGCTTAGTAACAGTAGCTTTTTCATTTTGCTCCTTTAGCTGCTCTTTCAATTTGTTCAGCTGACGCAGCTCGCGCCGCACATCAGCTTTCATCTTCTCAGTCTCAACCAGCACAAGCAAGGACATCGGCAGCGCCAGAAACAGCACCAAGCTCAGGATTACAACAGCGACGATAAACCATCGGGTGTCTTCACGAGCCATGCGAGCGATAGCACTATGCCCCACATCCATAGAACCATTACCAGCACCGCCACTGCCGTTAGCGTTCGGTCGATTCGATGATGTTTGAGAAGCTCTCGTTGCCATGCTTTGTCTCTTTCGTTCCTAGCCTTGACTGCACGAGCCACCTCTTGCGCCTCAACAATTTCATCATACTTCACGAGGAAGTCTTCGTACATCGCACCAAGCCCCAACTCACGCGGCGTGCCATAGATCATGGCCTGCTTTAGCTGCGCTGCAAGCTGGTTCATTTGCCACTGAATCTCAATGCGGTCAATCGCGCTGTCTGCAACTTTGTCAGTCACCAGTGACTGCTCTTCGAGTTCTTGGCAGTGGGCCTTCAAAGCCCGCATGGCCTCGAAGTAGACCTTCAGGTTTTCGCAGATTTCGTGGACTGACCGCGCTTGGTACTCTTCGTAGCTGAGTTCGGGCTCCGCTTGACGCTTTTGTTTTTTACCACTTTTGGTGGTGTCGGCGACACTGGTGTCGTCGAGTTGTTTGGTTGGTTGAACGACAGGGCGTTCGACAGGTTTTGGAGCCGTTCCGAGTAGACCTTGAATCCATCCCCAGATTCCGGTGACTTCTTTGTAGATGGCTTTGGCGTCGGCGACTCCACCTTCGATTTGCTTTTTGAACTTGCCAATTTCAGCTTTACCTTCTTTGAGCATTTGGCAACCAGCGCTGATAGCGCTGACCGCACTTTGGGCCATGAGAAGGAGGCTGATGGGGTCCACATTACAGGCCGATCAATCGCTTGAAGAACTCAGCGGCAGCCCCGGGGCCGAGAAGCACAGCGGCCAGCACCGCGTAGATGAGGTACTGCATCCTGTCCATGCGCTCTGCGCCCTTGTCGAGACGGTCAGTGATGGTCTCATAGCGCTGTGCGCACACGGCTTCGTGCGTGTCCAAACGCGCCGCTGTTACTGAAATTGTGTCTGTCATGAATTACCTCAAACTGCATATCGAATAATGACGATGCCTGAACCGCCGTTGCCTGCGCTAAATCCATAGGCTCCGCCGCCGTTATACCCCGCACCGCCGCCACCGCCGCCAGTATTGGCAGTGCCAGCTACAGCGTTGCTTTGGTAGTTCTGACCGCCACCACCACGCCCGCCACCGCCGGAGCTACCAGCGCCTGCGTACTGTGTGCTGTATGCGCCGCTATACGAAGCACCGCCACCGCCACCGCCAGCGTAGTAGCCGCTATCTCCAGTAGAAGTTGCAGACGCCCAAGCGGAATGTGCGTTGGACCCAGCCCCACCCGAACCTGCGGTTGTCCCGGCGTTACCTCCCGCCGCGCCTTTGCCGCCACCGCCACCGCCTGTGTAGATATTGGTGGGGGTGTATTGGTAGCCAGTTCCACCGGCGTTGCCCTGCCCAGAGGTTCCGGCACCACCTGACTGCGAGGTATAAGAGCCACCCCCGCCACTTCCGCCCGATGCAGCAGCGGTGTCTGAGTGACCGCCTCGACCGCCGCCAACAGCAGAAGCACCAAACGCAGAACTGTTGACCCCGCTGGTGCCAAGCGTGTGCCCAGCGACAGTACCTCCAGCACCAACGATAACGTCGTAGGAGCCGATAAACGCACTAATCGTGCCGGTAATATACCCACCAGCCCCGCCGCCGCCGCCGTAACCGCCACCAGCGCCACCACCAGCAATAATTAAATACTCAACAGATTTGCTTCCACCAACCACTTGAAATGTGCCAGACTGTGTGAAAACATGGTAACGATACCCGCCAGATTCGACACTGGAGTTGCCACCAATAGCAGCAAACGCGCCGATACCAACCCACTGCGAAGTTGCGGCGTCGTAATACTCAATATACCCAGTGGTAGTGTTCTTGCGAATCATCGAACCATTAGGCGAGCCGGGGCGCTGCGCAGTCGTGCCGGAAGGCAAACCGAAATACCCAGTAGACGTGTTCGCCTTGTCGCTCACCGCTGAGGGAACGATGTTCATGCTGGCGAGTTCTCGTGCTTTACTCATGTTTCTTCCTTACGCGGTGAATGTGCCAGATGTGGTGAATGTGTGGTATGTGTAGCCGCCAGAGCTCGACACTGTGCCGCCAGTACCGCGTTGCGAACCTGTGTAGCGCACAATTACTACGCCTGAGCCGCCATTACCACCGATCGTTGACGCACCATAGCCGTTACCGCCGCCACCGCCGCCACCTGTGTTACCTGTTGCGTTAGCCGGCGCGCCATTAAGGTTTGCTCCTGCACCACCACCACCCGCTCCTGCGGCTCCGCCGGTCCCTTGATATGCGCCACCGCCACCGCCACCGCCGTAGTTGTTGCCCGCCCAAGTAATGCCGGTACCGCCAGCGCCGCCGTTGTTTCCATTACCAACGTTTCCAGCGCCGCCAGCGCCGCCGCCGCCGCCGCCGCCATACGTCGCGCCAGATGCGCCAGCGTAACCTTGCCCGGATGTTCCTGCGCCGGCAGTCGAGGAGTACCCAGATGCACCACCACCAGAACCTCCAGAAAGCCCGGGCGATGTAGATGACTCATATGAACCGCCGCCTCCGCCACCCAAGCACGTAGTCGTCAAGAATGAACTGTTAATACCATTCGACCCGCGTGTCGATTGGCCGGCTCCGCCAGCACCTCCGCCACCAACAACCGCCGATAACTGCGTTGTGGGGACCACTAAAAACCCGGAGACTTGTACTGCCCCTCCAGCACCGCCGCCGCCGCCCATATACCTACCGCCGCCACCGCCACCGCCAGCAACAACAAGGTACTCGATTGAGTACGGTACAGCCAACTGGAGCCACGCTCCCCCGTTGTAGTATTCGGGGAACCCGATTTCGGTATTGAATCGAGTCATGCCCGCACTAGGCGAAGCAGGACGCTGCGCAGTCGTGCCAGACGGTAAATCAAAATATCCAGTGGACGTATTCTCTTGGTCGCTCACAGCCGTTGGGCTGGGTGCTGTCACTGTCTGCCAAGTGTTGTCGTCGCGCAAGAACTTGCTGCCGTTGGGCGTGCCAGTGGGCTTGAGTGGGAATTTTGCATCAGCTTCGCTTTTGCGATACGTGTCGATCAAGCTAACAGGCCAGTAGGCCACAGCGCGGAGTTCATCGGCTTCAGCAGCCGCTACGGTAAGCGTGACTGTTGTACCGTTGGTAGCCACGAAGTCAGTAGACAGCAAGCTAACGCCGTTGAGCTCGACATCAATGTAGCCGGGCACATACCCACCGACGATGGTGAACGCGGTCTGGCCTGCTGTTGCAACCAGCTCACTGACCGTACGAACGGTTTGTCCAAATGGGGGTACGCCTACGTAACTCATGCTTGGCTTTCAGGTTTTGGATATTTGGTCTTGACAGCTTGAACTGTAGCAAGCATTTCCGCCGCAGCAGCGCCGCCTTTCCATAAAGCGTCTAACTGATCGCCGATGGGTGGATACTCAACTGCGCGTTGTGCCTTGTATGCGTTTGGGTCAACCCAGGCACTGACTGCATCCATGTCAATTTCGACTCGGTTGCCGTGTGCGTCGAACGCGCCAGCCGCGTCGTCAACAGACACCACGCTTGGGTACAGTGCGTAAATAGCTGCGTGGTTCATGCTGCAATCTCCATAACTGTAATGGTGGACGCTCCGCCGATAACTAAGTCTGAAATACGTCGGTTGATTCCAACTGCACCTGTGCTTGTTCCAGCAAATATTTGAACCTTGTACGTCGTCGCCGATGCAGTATTCGGCGAATCAAGAAACGTCAATGGTAAGGTTAAATAGAGGTTACTGCTACCAAGGTACATGCCAGCCGACGAGTTGAAACTGCCACCAGCAGTGCTTACGTTGAGAGGTGTTGAGTTCCTGACGATATTCGCGTATGTCGCGGAGTTCACATCAGAGCCGCAAAAAAGCTGAACCACAACTAACATTTTGCTGGTCGAACTTGTTGGGGTGATTGACACAGACAGACCAGTCACATCAACTGGGCTCGTACTCGATGTGGAAAACGCATTAACCTTTGTTGCGCTCACAACTTGCAGCACAGCCCCAGCGCCGAAGTTACTTCGGGCTGCACCTAATGCAAGCGCGTCTGCTGGAACTTTGCTTAACGGCATTACTGACCGCCTTCCTCGACTTCAACCCATGAAGTTGTTGCCTCGTCCCATGTGTAGCGCTTGCCGTCAGTTGGGTAAGCAGTTGGGGCATCCCACAGGCAGGTGTCTTCGTTCAACACCCAGCTCGCGAATGGCTTTGGTGGGATGAACGCGTCGCGTGTGCGGTCGTAGGTGAAGCCGATGCCTGCGTAATTTTTACGCAGTGGCTCGCCGCCAGTAGCGTGAACACCGCCATGGGTGTTGTAGCTGGTCTGAATCCACTCGCCGGGGCTCGTGTCTACGAACGTCTCGAAGAACTCAGCCTCCGCGACGATAACTTGGGTGACGATACCGTCTTGAACTTTTGCAAAATGTGCCATGTTTAATTTCTCCTATACCTTATACCGGATGATGACCACGCCACTGCTACCGTTGCCGCCACGATAGCTGCCAGATTTACCTGTACCACCACCGCCGCCACTACCACGGTTTACCGTTGCGTCACCACCGTTACCGCCAGATGCAGAACCACCTGCGCCACCCACACCGGACCCGCCAGTAGCTGCCGAGTTACCACCGTTCGTGTTATATACACCGCCGCCGCCGCCACCTGCGTAATAAAGCGACGTTCCAGTGATTGAGTTGGCGATACCAGCACCGCCAGCACCACCGTTGCTGCTACCGGACGCATTGCTTCCAGCTCCACCAGCACCGCCGCCGCCGCCGCCGGGGTAGTACGGATTGCCACCACCAGACCCGCCAGCATAGCCTTGGCCCGATGTTCCAGCGCCGCCAGCTCCCGGTGGAGGACTACCACCGCCAGCGCCGCCGCCACCGGAACCACCGGAACCACCAGCACCAGCGTCTTGCCCGCGACCAGCACCGCCGCCGATAGCAGTTGTAGCTAAACTGATACTTGAGTTAGTACCCGCTGTGGCTAGGCCGTTTACGCTGCCTAAATTACCGGGGCCACCAGCGCCGACGACCACAGAATATAACCCTGTAGATGCAGCTACTCCTGTCGTGTAGACATAGCCTCCTGCACCGCCACCACCGCCACCACCGTCGCCGTCAAATCCACGACCACCCCCAGCGCCGCCAGCGACAACGAGAATGTCCACGTTCTTTGAGCCTTGTTGGACTGTGAAGTTTCCTGATGCAGTAAACGTATGTACTTTGTAGTCGTACGTTCCATCGTTGTATGTGGTCTCAGTACCACCAGAAGCTGCGAACGCACCTACACCAATCCACTGCGATGTTGCAGCGTCGAAATACTCGATGTAGCCTGTAGTTGTGTTCTGGCGAATCATGCCAACCGCAGGCGAAGCAGGGCGCTGCGCAGTCGTACCAGCAGGTAGCGTTGCCGCACCAGTGCCATTCAAGTTGCTGGCGTCAAGCTGCAATTTACCGACGCTACCAGCAGTTGGCACGATGGATGCCAGCGGTTGGTCACGGTAGATCACGTAGATGTTGCTTGAGCCTGAGCTCGGTGCTTCGCTGAACGTCAGCGTTGTGTTGTTGATCGAGTACGAGCCGTCGTATGGCGACTGGCGCACGTTGTTCACCAGCACCTCGATGTCGGATGCCTTGAGTACAGAGCGGGCCAACGTGAACGATGTGGTCGAGCCGTTGCCGCTGAACGGTTCAGCCTGAGCCGTAGCAAACGCTACAGGTAGTGGAGCAGCAGAAGAGCCGATGTAGGCCATGTCGTTACACCAAGTAGCTCAGGGCCACGTCAATAGATGAGGAGTTGCTGGAGTACGCAGTGATGGAGTCACCCGCCTCAAGCACCAGCTTCTGGTCGCCGCCAACAACGATGAGCGCACCGCCCAATGGTACGACGGCGTCTTTCACCAAGAACGCAGTAGACGTGTCAGCTTTGAGCAGCTTCACGCTGGCGGTCACGTTGGCCGAGCCCACGTTGGCGAGCGACAGGCCCACCACAGTATGCGTAGCACCCGAAGACACCGTGTTGCTCACAGTGGTCGGGCTGCCAGATGTGCCAATGCTGGCCGATGCTTTTGATTTGAACGCCATGTGTTACCCCAAAGCGATGGCCATGGCCGTCGCGTAATCTTGCGCCTCTTGGACGCTATACACGTCCAAGTTGGTTCGTGCGGTCGAAGCACTAGCCAAGTCACCGAGGTTGCTGGATTTCTCCATCTTATCAGTGTTCAAGGCGCTAAAGTTGTCGTCCACCTCAGTATTCGTGAGGGGCGTGCCCTTTGTGTTGCGAAGCGTGATGGTGGACATGCCGCTCTCCTATTAGGAGACAGTGATTTGCCAAGTGATGCTCATGGTGTCATCTGCGCCTTTGTTGACAACAGAGAACACTGTGCGGCACAACATGGTGCCAGAGCTAGAAGCGTTGAAGATGCCTGCTTCCACAACAGCGCCTGTGCCCACTGTAGGAGCAAACGTAGCTGTGTAAGTCACCACTGCGCCACTCACAGCAGCGCTAGCCAAAGAAGCACGGCCAAGTTCAGAGCCGAGACCTGTGTTGCCGATGGCAGCCGCAGTGTTGTCAGAGCCGAGGGCCATGTGTGTCATTGCCACTGGTGTGTTGGTAGTCGTCTTCAGCATGCTCGCTGCGATGAACTCTTTACCAGCGGTCACGACCATGTTTTTGATTTGGCGTGTGTCTTTGACGTTGCCGTCTTTGTCGAACAGATTAACTGTTACGTCGCCGCGCATCTCGATGAGGTCTTTAATCATGCTAACTCCTTAGAAGGTTCGTGAATCGCCAACGTAATCTTCGGCGAAGTATGAAAAATCGGCGTACCCTTGAGACCGAAGACTCCCAGTATCACCAGTGTCTAGATTATCCGTCAAATGTTTGCTAGGTTGCAAAGAAATTGTGTCATCAGACGCAGCGGAATCAGCAAACGGGCTCTTGGTGAACGACTTGAACGGCACGTCAGCTACGTCAGCCGTATCAGCTTTGGCCAAGCCAACTGAAAAAGCCAGCGATTCCTGCGTAGAAACGCTGTGGGCGAGTATTTTGCCGAGGGTGTACGCCAGCGCCTCAGTAGGCTCAACAGAGTCGTCCAGCGGGCGTTCTAGCGTCTTGACCAGCTCTTCAGCGATGAACGCCATGTTCATGATTGACTTCGTGAACGCAAACTGCGAGCCGTCGGTGGCATCGAACGAGTCGTTCATGGCCACGCCATCGCGGATGAGCTTGTTGAGCGACAGCACGTAGGCGTCTTCGGTGGACGTACTATCACCAAATGACTTGATGGTAGCGATGGCCAGACTTTCCGAAATATCAGCTGTGTCAGCAAACACACGCACAAAGATGATGAGTGCAGTGAACACTTCCTCGAAGGAAACAGAGTCGGTCAGCGCCTTGCCAAACTCAATAGTTTGGTCATCAGTAGCCCCCAGCGTGCTGGAAGCCAGCGCCTTGCCGAACGACCACACTGCCTCGTCGAGAACAACAGATGTGTCGCGGATAAGTTTGAAGCGACCAGTGCTGTCCACGCGAGCGTCAACAATGATCGAGATGTACGACAGCGCAGCCACCGGAATGGCGTAGGAGGTCGCGAGCACAGGGCGGTCATACGCCTCAGTTGCTACGGCGACAACAACCGATACGCTGATGGCCATTTAGAAATCCTCGCGGATTTTGAACTTCAGGATGTCGTACAAAGTCTGGAATTGGCCGTCTGAGAACTCAATCTCAATCTCGCCCTCGAAGTCACCAGCAGTGTCGAGCATCTCTGGGGACAGCGCAGGGTAGAACACGACGACGCCGTTAGGGCCATCAGTAACAACACCTGTGAGCGTTGCGTGCAGTGTGGTGCCGCCAACCTCGCGCACCTTCAAACGTGGGGTCGCACCGGATACGCCGATAGGCAATCCTGTCACGTCGTCGGTGAGCGTGCAGACGATTGCAGGGCGTGTGTCGTTCTGAACGAGTTTGATTTTTTCGGCCATGATTAGTCCTTCGGTGCCACGCCAGTTGTGCCGCTGAGTTCAACACCCAACAGGTTCTGGTAGAGCTGGTAGAAGCTAGCAGCCAGTGCAGCGTTCTGGGTGTTCTCTGAATCCTTGCTGTAAGCACGGTAGAGGATGTAGTTGACCAACGCGTTGACGTATATGTCCGCCACGCTGATGTTGCCACTCACTGCCGAGTACAACGCGCTAGACGATGGCTCTGTGATGTCCGTTGGGTACGCAGAGTAGATCATCTCGACAGACGCACCAGACGACGCTGCTGGAGGGTACACGTAGAACGTGCGTGGCTCGCGGGGGTCGTAGGTGTAGTGACGAATGTCGGTCACGCCTGTCAGGTTGTACCAGTCAGGTGCCTGTGCGTCCAACACGACGCGGCTCACCAGACGGACGGCACGCTTGGTGCCGCCAGTGTTGCGGATGAGTTCGAGCAGCTTGGCACCAGCGGACGGTAGCGTCTGGCGCGCGCCTGCGGCCAAAGTCATAGTCGCCGTGGTGGATGTTGCGTCTGGGCGGACGAGCGCAATGTCGCGCTGACCGTCGTTGAGGTATCGCACGAGTTCAGCTGTTGGCCAACGAATCGCGTTGGGGTCGAGCAGCGTGATGACCACGCGGTGAAGTACGTTTTGGGCGCTAAATGCCATGGTCTACCTCAAGTGAAAGAGCGTGGGCGCACGCGCATGGAGCCACGGACAAGGCCAAAGTTGCCTTCGATGCGCGAGTTGACGGTCTGTTGTGAAGCCGACATCAACAGCTCTTGCGCACGGCCGGGGTTCGTGAACGGCTGGTCAGGAATCTGCATCGCGCGGGCGATTGCGCCGGACACGATGGGGTCAATCCAGATGTTGTATAGGTCGTCGTCAAGGAGTACGGCGTTTCGCGCGGGTCGCAGCGTTACCGACACAGTGACTGGGTACACCTTGTCTGGCGGAGGCGACAGACGAAGCGTGAATGTGTTGTCCGTGCGGTCAGTGTAGAAGCCGCGCGGGATAGCGTTGGCTGTTGGCATGTCGTTGCGAATTGCCTCGAACAAGCCGGGGCGCAGCTCACGCCCGTCTAGCGTTACACCCATGACGCGGTTGATGTCATGGTTCTTCGTAGGGGGGTCAAGGTCGTATTCAACCTTGCCCACCACGGTACGGAACGAGTCGAGGTTCTGACGCAGTGTCAGAGAAGCCTCGCAAAACTCAATAGCGGAGTTCAACAACACTTGGTCAACCAAGGGCTCGGGACACCCGGGCAGGTATGGCAGGATTCGTGGGTAGAACGCGCTAAGGGGTTTCATGGCTTTGCCTTATTCAGCAGCAGGAGTTTCAGCTGCGGGTGTGTCCGCAACTGGTGCAGATTCTACAGCAGGAGCGCTTTTCTTGCGAGTGGTTTTGGCAGCAGCTTCATCCACAGCGAGGTTCGAGTGCAGGTTGGCCAACTCTTGGCCCTTATCGGTGTATTCCCAGTCTTCGCCTGACAAACGTGCCAGCACAACGATTTCACCGTCGATGGTGGCGCGTGCTTTGTTCGCCAAAACTTCACCGCCAAGGCGGGCTAACAATTCATGAACGTCCATGAGTATCTCCAAAAATTAAAAAGGGCCCCGAAGGGCCCTTTTACTTTACCACCAATTAGCTGGCGGAACCAACTTGGGCAACCACCAGAGCTTCTGGCTTCACCACTTTGCGGCCATACACAGCCAAACCGCGAACGATGTCGCCGAAGTCTGTTTGGTTACGCAATGGCTCAGTCTTGTTCACGGTCATAGCAAACGAAGTAGCTTGCTTAGTACCAGCGATCATGACGCGGCGAGCCTTGGCGTTAGACACAGAGCCACCAGTAGAGGTAGCAGACAAGCCAGCAACCAAAGCCTTACCAGCTTCGCCGCGTGGCAACAAGTTAGACACGTAGACGCTGAAGCGGTCCAACATGCCGATCTTGCCAGTGCGGATAACACTGGATTGGTCGCCTGTGAAGTAGGCTTGGGCAATGCTAGATTGCATCAACAACTGGCGGTCGTATGGGCTGATGATGAGGAAGCGGCCGTCTTCTGGCACGTTTTGCTCATCCAACACAGTAGACATGCGCAAGATAGCCTTGAGCACGTTCTCTGGAGTTGCTTGGTCGATTGGAGCAGTGTCAGTGCCCAAGTTGTAAGCAGCAGAGATGCGACCAGCTGTAGCGCCTTCGTTGGCAGCAGCAGGGCCTTCGGTCACGAAACTGTTGAAGAACACTTCGTTTTCGATAGCGATCTTCAGTTGCTTGGCAGCGTCTTCGGTGAACATGTTCATCAAAGCGATGTCAGACTGATAGGCCAACACGTCGTTCACTTGCACGCCGAAGTATTTGCCCTTGTTCACTTGCATATCTTGGAAGATAGGAGTGGGGACTTCGTACGACAGAGATTGACCAACAGTGTAGTCAGAGATGCTGATCGAAGGAGCCAAGCGGATGCGAACGGTGTCGCCTTGGTTCTTCAACTCGCCTTCGTAGTCAGTGTTAGTGACTTCAGACAACATTGTGTTTTGGTAGAACTTAGCCAAGAGCTTGCCCGACCACAAGGTAGGGATAAAAGCACCAGAGTAAGAAGGGGTGGTGTCAAATGCACCAGAGCCAGTCACGGGATAAACAGCAGCCATTTTGGGCCTCCTAAGATAAAAAACAGGTTGGGTTTAGACCTGCCTTCAGAGAATTACGCTTTGACGCGACCTTCTTTGTAGGCTGAGTCAATTTCAGCTTCAAGTTTGCGTGCCTCGTCGTTTTGACCTTTGGCGCTCAACTCAATCGCGCGGCGGAACATTTTCTGGATGTCCATGTCTGTGTAGACCTTGCCTTGTTGCGATACAGGTGCAGCGCTGTTGGCCGAACGAGTCGGCTGGACTTGACGTGCGATTTCTTCAGCTTTGCTTGGTGTGGGCTCTGCGGGAGTTGCTGGGGCCAATGTGGCTTTGAACAAACTCACGTAGTGTGCGATACCTTCAGCGTCGCCACGGTTGAACGCGCCTTGCGCAACAGTCATTCGGGGGCCACGTAGCAACGGGTCAACTTCGTTCAGCCACTCAATCCACTTAGGGTCTGCGTTGACTGCTTCAAAGTCCGGCACCAAGCGGTGCAGGCGTTGCTCAAACGAGGCTTCAGACACTTGAGTTCCGGTAGCGGTAAGCTGCTCGCGCAACTTGTCGTTCTCGGCCTTCATGGCGTCTAACTCACCACGAAATTCTGCTGCCACTTCGCGGGCAACCTTGCGTTGGACTTCGATTAAGTCCGAGCCAAATGCTTCAACGTCAGCATCCGTCACCAACTTTTCTGGTGTAGCTGGCTTGACAGGTTCGGCTGGCTTGGCTTCAGCGGCTTTGCGGAGCGAGTCCACTTGGCTTTTGAGTTCACGCAAATCTGCGTGCAAGCGCGGCACTTCAGCGTCGTACATGCCCTTGAGCGTTTTGTACTTCTGCTGCCATGTCTCTTCGGCTACGACAGGTTCTGTCGGTTCTGGCTTTGATTCAACAGGTTTGGGCTCTGCTGGTTCAGGAGTTGGTTCAGGTGTGGGCTCTGCGGGTGCTGGCTCAGGGTTCGGCGCAGGGTCTGCGGCTGGCTTCTGGCTATCAGCAATCTGCTGCTCAATCTTTTCCAGTTCCTTCAACTGGGCTTCTACTTGTTTCGGCAATGCCATTTTGGGTTTCCTTTAAGCTCCAACTCCGTTTCAGCTCCTACTTCGGTCTGCCTACGCGTAATGGTTTGCTACGGACAATAAATTCGCTCAGTTTCCTAAGCGGTCGAGAACCTCTCGCGATTTTTCAACCGCTTCGAGGAAATCTGTTAAGACCTCCGCCCGGCCTTGGAGTCGGTGGATGCGAACTGGGTCTTCTGCCAGCACGAGCGAGGTTTTCACCTCGTCCAGCTTGGTCTTAAAAAGCTCCAACAGCGCCTCGTTCTCTGGGAGCTTACAGCGAAACAACGCTTGTATGTGCTTCCGGTCGGGCTTCTGGCCTACGAAAATCTTCATGTGCGGATTCTATACCAACTTACCTGACACGTGTCAAGAAATTTTTGAATTTACACGCCATTTGGTCGTGGTGACATCATGTTGCCCTCACGGCCGCCGACTTGGCTGCCATCAGGGAGCATGTTTTTCGGTGCCGCGCCTTGGGTCATACCCAGCTGGCCTTGTGGGCCGGGCTGGCCACCTTGGCCGGGTTGCAGTGAGCCCATGATGCCTTGCAGTTGGCCTTGCAGCTCTGCGATCATGTTCTGCTGTTGCTGGATGGTGCTTACCTGCTTGCGGCTCGGCACGATGCGGTCCACGTTGCCACTGAGGTTCTTCGCTTGGTCGCGGAGCAACTCGGCCGCGCCGTCCATGCCCACGATCTGTTGAGCCACTGGGCTGTTGAGCACCGTTGTCAAGAACTCGTTGCGGCGGATGGCTTCAGCTTCCTTGATGACCAAGCTGGTAGCGCCCGTGGCCACAATGTTCACGTCGCCGATCAAATCTGGGTCGTCGCTGTAGCGCAAGTTGTCTTGGTACAGGCGCTCGATGGCCGGAGTGATGACGTTGTGGTCGATGTTGCTGATGACCTGCTTGATGCCCTTGCCAGCGTTGCTGATGAGCATGGACAGGCCAGACGACGTGCGGCCAGCGCCCGGTGTGTTCTCACCAGACATGTAGCGTGGAATCATCGTGTCTTCGTCAGCGCGGGCGCTGAACTTCTCGAACACGGCCATCAACTCGTTGGCGTTGCTCTGAGGTTGGAAGAACGTGATGGGCGCTGTGTTATCAGCCACTTCAGATTGAGTGAACTGCCAAATCTTCCATGGGTGCATGTCCGTGATGTCCTCGCCCTGTGGCAAGCGAGACACGTTCACACCAACCTGTGGGCCAGAGCTGATGCCCATGTTGTTGGCCAAGCTGCGTGCAGATGCGTTAACCATGGACTGTGCGTCGCGGCACAGGTCAGTCACGCCCTTGCCGTCCACTGAGCCGGGCAGGTTTTCGTAGCTGGTCAAGTAGTATGGCTTGCGACCCAGTGGGTCGTAGTTCAACACCGCGCGGATGACCACGTTGCCGATCAACCACACCTCGCAGGGGTAGTTCAAGGCTGGGTCTGGAATCTCTTTCTCAGTCAGGCCCCACTCGATGAGCATGCTGCCCTTGACCGAGTCCCACATCTGGAGAGCGTCAACCAAGTCGCCGGAGATGATGGCCTCAGTGACGTACTTGCCCTCGGCTTGCGCCTTAGATGCGTCAGTCCACAACCACTGCTTCATGCCGGATGTGCCAAAGTCATTGAGCACGGTGCGGATGGCGTCGTCGTTGTAGCCGGGCACGCCGATCAAGGCTTGCAAGTCGTCGGCCGTCAGGCGGTGGCGCTCGATGATGTAGCCATCACCCAGCTCCCACGACCACGGTGCCCAGTAGAGCATGAACGGGTCAACGCGCTCCCACTCGTTGCGAATGGTTTCCACAGGCACTAGCTTGCCGCCCTGCCATTGCAGAGTTTTGCGCTTGCGCTTGATGGGGCCCTTCAACACGGCGTAGGGGAATGTGACGATGTCGTCGAGGAACTCGTTGAACGCTTTGTACCAGCCGCCTTCGGCCAACTGGTCTTCCATCTTGCGTTCCATGCGGCCCACGCGCTCGTCGGACTCTTCCTTGAGCATGCGCTGCGCTTCGTCTTTCATGGCCATGGCCATCTGGCGCAACTCATCTTGCGAAGGGGGCATGCCACCCTGCTCGATGTGCGTCATCAACTGTTGGGCCAATGTCGCCTGCAACTCTTGAAGAATTTCAGGAGGCATTGTCGGCTCTGGCGAACCTTTGATCGCCCATGGCTTGTCAGCGCCCGAACCCAAAAGGGTATCGCGCAACCAGCTGGTGGCCGCGCGGCACTTGACCGAGGTCAAGTTGATGTAGATGTCAGAGCCACCCTGCTCAGAGAGCTCTTGTGCTTTGTCGGGGTCATACTCGCCATTGCGCTGGCGCAGACACTGAAGCATGCGCTCTTCGAGAACGCGCTTCGCTGTGCGGGCGTTGTCCCAACGCTCACGGACGTGTGCCGCCAGACCTTGAATGACGGGCGTGTTCTGCATCTCGTCGCTGCGCTTTTTCGCCTCAGCTTCTAAGTCGGATGCACGCTTGACGGGGATTAGGGCGATGCCAGTAGCCATGTGATACCTCAATATTCGGTTTCCAAATTGTACCCCCCATCATCCTGCGGTCAAGTGTATGCGTAGCGCACTTTCTTGATTTCGCGCTTAGTGTTCTGCTGGAGTCCAAAACCACGGATGTTCATGTCGATCACTGCCGAGCCGTACTGCAAGGCATCGTGGATGTGCGAGAACTCGTTCTTGTCCGGCTTGTCTTCCATCTCGCCGTTCTTCTTGACCTTGTACCGATACCCCGAGCGGAACCCTTTGATGAGGTGCCCACAGGTGGGCGACACCAAGAACATGGCCTTGCCTTCGAGCTGCTGGGAGAGCAGGCGCTCCACGGCCGCGATGCGTTTCTCTGGGTCGTTGGTCGGCGGCTTGACACACTTATAGCCCGCGTCCTTCAACGCGTCCACGAGTGTCATCTCATTGAGCTGCTGTTTCATGAACCCGGCCGGGTCTGGGGCGCACGCGAACGTGAACCCTTGGTAGTGGTTGCCGATGAACGGGTTGAGCTTGGTCTGGATGAACGTCTCGATGCCCATGTTCTCCGAGGTAATCTCGTCTAACACCAGTACCCGCCCGCGCGGGTCACGCTGCATGAACACCGCCGAGGGCGTGCGCCCAAAGTCAATGCCGATGGTGATGGGGTAGTCAACGCTCTGGATGGGCTTCAGTTTTTCCTCAGCCACGTGGAACTCTTGGGTGAACGTGCGCTGGTACACCGGAGTGCCCGACAGGCTGCGCCCCCACTTGCCGTGGACGTACACGTCAATCCAGTCGTCGCTCTTACCCTCGCACAAGTCCTCGTAGTAGTTCGATGGCAAGTGCTGCACCCAGTCGGCTTCATCGCTGAGACCGCTGGGCTGGATGGTGACGTGGACTTTCTCAGGGTCGGCGTTGGTGAGGTACTGCTCCCAGTGTGCGTCCATGTCAGGCGGGTTGGTCGCGCCCCACACTTTCTTCATCTGGCGGCCGTAGTCGTCCACGCAGCCCTGCACTGGGTTGCCCTTCTCATCAACGCCCCACTCCGCGCGGTGTGGCACCATCATCCCGTTGGGATAACGACCCAAACGACCAGTCAGCGCGTCGAACACATCCGAGTTAATCTCGCGCACCTCGTCCACCATGGCAAACGAGAGCTGCAAGGACAGCAGACGACGCACGTCGTTGGCGTCATCCAAGCCCCTGAACAGCACGTCGCACTCCACGTCATCGAAGCGTAAGGTAAACCTCAGTTCCGTGCGGTGGTACACGCCCGCTTGGCCCTCGGGGAACAGCCCCAAGAAGTCTTTGATCGTCGAGTCCAGCAACATCTGACGCGTGTTACGCACCACCGCGCAGCGGCTACGGCGGATGCCGTCCGCGCACGGCGCAATTTTGCGTGCCTCGATGGGAATCTTCATCAATGACGCAGTGGTCTTGGTCGAACCCACTGGCCCAACGATGAAGGACTGGAATTTTTCAGAGAGCAGATACGGCGTGACCGACTCAACGGGGGTGTAATTGACGCTCATGAGTGGTCGTCCCCTGCATATTCGTAATCTTCGGGTTCAGCAAGGGTGATGGGTACGTGGTGCAGTTTTTCTGCACTTGGGAGCTCAAAATCACCCGTCAAAGCCTCAAAATCGTCGTTTTCGACCATTTTTGGCACGATTTCAGTGGCGTTTGCCTCCAAAACTATGGCCTGTTTGGGCGAATTTCCGGTGCTTGGGAGGTTGATTGTGATCGAAAAACCGGGCCCAGTTTGGGCAATTTGGTTGGTTTTTGGCTTCAATTCCGCCCATTCGACGATGTCTGTGATGGCTTGGCGGCGCACAGCGGCCGGTGTGTCCAAATCTTTGGCCATGTGATACAGCGTCGGCAACAAATCCTCCGCCAAGACCCTCGCCTTGGCAGAAAATGAGAACCCAGAATCTTTGAGTTCTTTGACGTACATATCCACGTAGCGTTGAAACTGTGGATTTGCTGCTATTTGGTCGTACTCAGTCTGTGTGAGCCCCTCTCCTGCAACAATCTCGTGAGTTGGCCTCATGGCACCCACGGAATTTCTGGCTATGGAGAGCGCGAGTTCACGCAGCAGCTGGTCGGCATGGATGGAGCTGTGCATGCGCCGACTGTAAACTAAAAAACTTGGGTTGTAAACTTAAAGTCGTGGCTGTTTTACTCGTGGGTTGTTGGGTGGTGGAA